AGGCTGTTGGTGCTTGCAAAGACGACCTGTTTGATTCCCGTGAGGTCCTGGTTCGCCGAAGACGCCTGGAGCGCGGTCTTGCCGATGTAGCCGCCCGTGATGAAGCCCTGCTGGCCTACCCAGGTCTGCGTCGCATAGCCGTTCAGAGAGGCCGATGTGAGGTACCCCTGCTGGCCGACCCAGTTCTGCGTGGCATAGCCGGAGAGGAAGGTGGACTTGCTGACGTTGATCCAGGAGTTCTGCGAACCGTAAACAAGGACGTCGTTCTGGGCCGGGGACGTCAGTGTGACGTCATTCAGTCCTGCGAGCGTGGACGATCCTCCGCCTCCGCCGCTCCCGCTCCCGATGCCACCGTCTCCGATCCAGCCGTCGATGATGAGGTTGCCCTGCAGATGCCAGCCTTCGTTGCCGGCATCCCAATAGATGCGCGATTTGTCGCTACTCCCGGACGAGAGGTTGTAGGAGATCGCCTCGACCGTGATGAGGCTGGCCCGTGCGCGGGAGTCGCCGACGGTCGCTCCGGCCGCATACATCGTCGGCAGGTCCCCGAATGCGATCGTCCCCCAGACCGGGGCGTTATTGCTCGTCTGGGTGAGGTATTTCTTTGTGTTGGTACCGTTCGCGGAGAGCTCAGCAATCGTATTTAAACCGGGGGCGTACAGGAGCGAACCCTTACTGATGCTCGTCAGCCCCGTGCCGCCCTTCGTCACCCCGATGGTGTTCAGCTTTCCGTTCTCGATGCTCCCGGCCAGCATGGCGTTCGTCACCTTCCCCGTCCCGATGGAGACGGTGATGGCGGTCGTCCCGCTGCCCGACACGTCGCCGGAAAGCGTAATCGTCTGGTTGCCCGTGAGGTAGGTGTTCGTGTCCAGCGTCCAGGTGTTCGCGGCGGTCTTCTTCAGCAGTCCGGTCGTTCCGGTCAAGGCTTCGATAGCCTTCAAATCGTCAGCACCCGTCACATTGGATAGTGCAATCGTGGTCGGGAGCGTCCCGTAGGTGAAGGTCAGCGTCTTGCCCGACTTGCTTACGCCCGAGATGTAGTTCCCGCTCCCGGTGCTGATGGCATTCACATACCCGTCCAGTGCGGACGAGGTTAGATACCCCGACAGGAAGGTGGACTTCCTCGTGTTCACCCATTGGCCTGCGCTGTAGTCGTAAGTCAGCATATCGGCGTTGGCAAGCGAAGACAGCGTGACATCGTTCAATCCTCCAAGCGTGGACGAGCCTCCGCCGCTCCCGCTCCCACTCCCGATTCCGCCATCCGAAATCCAGCCGTCCACGACCACATTGACCGTGGATCCGTCGTTCGCGGTCACACGGAGGGCGTTCACGCTCCCGGTGTTGTAATACTCAAGCCGAATCGGGCCGAGGTCGATGTGCTTGTTGTTAGCCATCGAGAGGTTCCCGCCCAGCGTCATATTGCCCGAGAAGGTCTTTGCTCCCGAAATGCTCTGCGTCACGCCGTCCACAAGGGCCTCACGCCACGGAGTCCACGAACTTCCCCAGACCATGCGGAAGAACGGGATGCCCGTGGTGTTAATCGCCATCTGCGCCTGTCCGTATTCGGTCGGGGATGAAGGCGTACCGAACGCGACCAGTTGCCCGCCGCCTGCGCTTCCCGGATAGTTGGCCGGGCTGCTCGCGTACACCCAACTGCCGAATGTGCAGTTATTGAGGTTGTCGGCACTCCCCAGCCAGCCGACGAACTTCAAGTAAGTCCCGCTCAAATCGGGAATGTCGCTTGCCAAAAGCGAGGACTTGTATGCGAGAGATCCAAGACCGGGCACACTCACATTGTTCCCGGCCGCCCCGTTCACGGTCAGCTTGAGCGTTCCGTTGGCGGAGCCGGCGGAGAGAGAGACAGACGTAACAGCACCCAAACTCGCAGCCGTGATGGTCTTCGCCGCCGAGCCGTCATAGGAATCGTTACCGAATGCCAGTGCCTTCGGGTTCGGAAGCGTGTCGGGCTTGTTTGACAGGTCGTTATAACTCCCGGATGTGGCAACCGCCGCAAGGGAGGAAATGAGGGCATAGTTCGCCAGGGCCGTATTCAGGCCCTGCGTGGTTACATATCCCGTCAGGTCGATCTCCGTGGATCCGATTTGCTCCCAGGAATAGTTTGTCCCATCGAACAGGGTGATGAATTCGTCCTTCACATTCCGCGTCTCCGGATTGGCAGAAGGGACAAGGTAGATCTTGTACATCGTTCCGATTCCTGCGGTCGGAAGCGTTTGTGCAGTCACATAGTCGAACTGGTTGATGGCAGACAGAAGCTGGTCGACCTGCGCCTTGGTATAGTAATCCGACAGGAAGGCGGACTTGGCCGTGTTGACCCACATGTGCGAAGCCAGGTTGTAGGTCAGAAGGTCATTGTTTCCCGGGAAGGAACCCGAGTGAGGGATGTTGACATCGTTGAGCCCGTAGAGGGTGGAAGAGCCCTCACCTCCGCCGCCACCGGCAGAGCCCACACCACCATCAGCGAACCAGCCTTCAGCCCAGAGGCCGGAGTAGATAGGATTTAGTTTCAGCGTCATTTCGCCGCCAACCTCCATCGGGATGAACCAGTTGAGCTCATGGCCGGCCGCGTTCGACAGGGCCCGGTCGGCGTAGCCGGCGGAAGCCTTGGTCAGGTCGCGAAGGACATCTCCGGTATCCGGATCGACGGTCTCGTCAGTAAGGAAGATGTAGCCATCATTGACCGAGAGGCGGTTCAGGTCGGCCAGGTTGGCATGGCTGTGGCTGTCACCGACGTAATTATATCCGGAGCCGGGCGTGGATGCGGAGGATCCGGCCATGACGGCACCTCCAAGCTTCCGGAGTCTCTCAGACCTCGGACGCGCCGTTCGGTTGACCATGCTCTGTATGTACTCGTTCGCAGGCATTATGCTTCCACTCCTATGTATTCGTCAGGACGGATCTCGACCACGGCGATCTCCGCACTGTCCTTCCGGATGTCCTGGCGTTCGCTCTTCAAAAGGAATTTCCGTCCCATCGGCTGGTTGCTATCCGAATAGAGGGCGAGCCCGGCCGGGTCGATGCGGATCTCCCCGGACAGGGATACCTTCCGCTCCGCGTACTGGCTGTACAGGGTTCCGATCAGCAGCTGCTCCGGATGGTCTGTCCGACCCGCCCGGGTAAGCTCCCGGACCTGCTGTCCGTCGGAACTCCTGAGGTAGATTCCTCGGGCGGTCGGGCATAAACGGGATGCGGTACCACAAATCGTATCGATCTCCAGGTCCTCCTTCGCTGAGGCGTTCGCCACGCCCGAGTACTCGATATCATCGATTTCCTCCTCTTCAAAAGTCAGCCCCCGTCTCACTACCGACACCTCGGGCGCCTTGTACAGGAGCCACCGGAGCTTCTGGTAGAGCTGTTGGCTGGCGAACCCGCTGGGTGAGGTGCTGGTATCATCAAGCGTGAATTGGTCCGTGTCATCGAAAATGTAGACCCCGTTGTATACGCGCACCTCAAGGTAACCTCCCGCGGGCGGATACGGGATGAACTGACCGTCGGGGGCTTTTTTGTACGAGTCGAACGACCACCAGTCCTGCCTGGTATTGTTCTCGTCGCGGTAGTACTTATCCCGTTTACTGGCAATACGTCCCTCAGTCCAGGGCTTGCCGAAATTCTGCCGGTTAGCTTTCCATCCGAGTACACCGCACCCTTCAACGATATCAAGTTCCTTGTCATAGTACGCAAGGAAGGCGTCCCCGTAGGCGGCCTCGCCGGCCACCCATCCATCCAGGTCCACGTCATGGCCCGATACCGTGCGCTTTGTGGCGGAGCAGTTCGCCACGGAGTCTGCCGGGTGTCCTTTCTCGGTGATGTTCCGGTTCGTATAGTGGTACAGAGCCGTCCCCGATCCGTCGTAAAGGACGATGTCCACGGGAACGAAGGCCTGCTGCGCCCAGCTCTGGTACTCCGCGTAATTGGCATTCTCGTTGCCGGCGCCATCCTCGGGGGCTTCCTCGAAGGGGTTGTAGCGGGGATCGGCCAGAATCTCCATCAGGATCCGGATGAAGCTATTCTTCCGCTCCGCCTCGCTCACCGGGGGCAGCCAGGCACGGATGGTCCGGAGGGCAACGGTCCTTGGATGGGTGGCCGGATTGATCCCCTTAACCGGAATCGGCATAGTCACGTCATCCATGGAGAAGTGGACATTGGCCAGGAAGCCGACAGCGACACCTTCCGACTCGTTCCCTCCGCTCATCGGGACAATCTTGAAGAAGTAGTTGCTGTCCCCAATTCCTGCGAGTCCCTTGTTCTTTGTCAGATCCCGGCTCCGGAAGATGGTGAAGCCGATCAAGTTGTAATCCCAGCTCGCCCCATGCTTGTGGGATTCGTCATAGTCCACGTACCAGGAATACCGGTCCGGGGTTACCGGATTGACCGTTCTGTTCGGCTCGTATTCAGGGCCGGCCGCGTCTCCGTACTCGAAGTCGGGAGTCAGTTTGGACTTGGAATAGGGCGAGAAGGTGACCTTGATGTTGTTGTATACCGGCGGCGTACCGTAGTTGGAACCGATGCCGTCCCATTCCAGTTCCCGCACGGTACCGGATGTGAAGATCCCGTTCAGGTCGTACACGTAAACGACTCCTGCCCGCTGGATCATCCGGAGCGCCAGCGGCTGCAGGATACCGTCCAGTACCTCCCTCCAGGAGGAGGCCACGCCATCCTCGTCGAAGAAGTTCTCTGAGGGCAGGGACAGCGACGCAAGGGTGAGGGCGGTGCCATTCGTGAAGGTGCTTGATATCATGGCCGCATTGATGGATCCGTAATTGATACCCGAACGGCCCAGGGCGGCTGTCACCAGCTCCAGGAGCGTCTTCTTGCCGGAGAGGTCATAGGGGATACGGTCCAGGATGCCGAAATCGGCAAAGGTCAGGGTCACGTCGTAGTCGCTTCCGGAGTCGTACGGCTCTTCGTAGGTCTCCGGATCCAGCGAGCCGCTCCAGTAGAGGACCCCGGCCCGGTAGACGTCCAGTCGTATCTGTCCCGGCTCGACCGTATAGAGGTCGTCATAAGTACGGTCTCCGGGAGAATTGAGGATGAGCGTGGCCATGCTGCCGCAGACGGGCTCCTCAAGCTCGTGCGACGGCCACTCGATGGTGAGAGGGGTGCCGGTCGTTGAAAGAACTAGCTCGCCTACCGACGCGAAAGCGGAGGCCGCCTCCTGGAGGATCTCGCACCTCCAGACGGTCCCATCCACGGCGAGGAACTCGCCGGCGTATCTCAACTGCATCGCCATTACCCGTTCCTCATAATCGCCCGGATCCGCTTGTCAATCAGGGCTACAAGCCGGTCGCCCCTGATCGAGAATTCAACCTTCTCGGTTCCACTGCCACTGTCCGTTCCCAACAGGTCCTTCAGTTTGTCCAGCGGGGCCACGACTTCCGGGTTGTTGGAGGCACCGGCATATTCACCGAAGATACCCAGCGTCGGGCCGTAGGCAATACCGCCGTCCGCGAATTTCGGGATCGAGGCCAGCGTGGCAGCCAGACCCAGCGCGGCTGCGCCGGCCATGATCCAGCCCACATAGGGGATATTCGCCACGGATGCGGCGGCACCCGTCGCTGCGACGGCCGTATTGGCGGTCGCCAGGGATACCAGTTTGGGGATGGCCTCGCCAATGGATGCCAGGACCTGGGAGGCCCAGGCGAGCCAGCCGGCGGTGGATCCTTCGACTTCTCCGGTGAGTGTCCCCACCACGGAACTGATGGCGCCCAGGGATTCGGCTACTCCTTCTCCCTTGGTCTTTGTTTCGGCCTGCGTGGCAGAGAACTGCGACCAATACCCGATGGCATCCTGGACGGCCTTCTTCTGGTCGCCAGTCGCTACGGCAAGCATCTTCTGGAGCGTTTGGATCTGCTGCTTGGCAAATTCGGCACCCTCGACCTTCGTGGCCAGGGTCAGTTCCAGTTCCATATCCAGCCCGGTACCCATCGGACCGATGATGGAGTCAATCTCCGCAGATATGTCATCCTGGATATCCTTGAGAACACTTCCAAACTCTTGGGCAGTCTGGCCGGTATCCGGCTTTAACTTGACCTTCAGTTTCTTCTCTACATCTTCTACAGGGATTATTTCGATGGCCTTTTGAGCCGCTTTCAAAGCCGCGATCTTCTGATTGATGACAGCAATGTTCGACTTCTCTGCCAGGTTGGTATTCTCCAGTTCGCGCTGGTAGTATTTGATGTTGTTTCCGAGTTCGTTGTAGGTGGTCGCATTCTCAATCAACTTGGAGCCGTCGAATTCGCTCTTCTTCCCGCCGGATGAACCACTTCCAAGTCCGTAACGGCCCTCGAGGCTTTTCTTTCGGGACTCCATCTGCCTCAGAAGCTTGCTCTCGGCCGCTGCCTGTTTCTCATCGACACCGGCCAGGGACTCCACGACGCCCTTCTGCTCCTGGATGGCCTTGGTTAGCTGAGCCAGGCTCATCTCCTCCCAGCCGGCGGCAACGGATGTGTTCTCCATCCCGGACCGGAGTTCCTTCTGGGCGGCAATCATATTGTCAGTACAGGACTGGAACTGGCCGTCAAGCTCGCTTATCTCCTTCACCAGGTTCGCGTCCTGACCCTTCAGCCCGGCGTAGGCATCCGTGTCACGGTATTCGGTTCCCCATCCGGCGATCTTGTTGTCCGCATTGTGTACGAAACCGAAGTGCTTCTCCTGTGCGGTCCCGTCCTTCTCCATACCCTTCATCTTCTTCCGGACGGCTTCCAGCTCCATTTCCTTTTCCGCTTTCTTCGCTGCTATGACCTTCGCCTGCGCCTCATAGCCCAGCTGCCGGCAATAAGCCTCGCTCTTCGCAACCAGGATATCATACCACGTCGCCGCATCATTGTAATACCCGAACGACTCACCGTACTTCCCGTTGAGTTCCTCGACCATCTGGGCATCGTTCTTATGATGCTTGATGATGTCCTCCAGCTTCGCCTTATAGACATTGATCTCGCTTCCTGCATCCCGCGTAGTATCCCGGAAGGCCAGGTAGGCTTCATCCGCTTCTTCCACGGCATCCGTCGTCCCGCCGATGGCGTCAGTGGCCTCGCGTGAACGACCGATGAGGCGGCTGATGAGTTCGATAATCCCGGTGATCGCGAGGGAGAGCCCCATGGTCATGGCCGCCTGCAGGGCGATGATCTGGGTCTTGAGAACACCGGTCGCGGTGGCCGCGGCCGTCTCGGAAACGCCCAGCAGACGGGCGGCGGCAGCCTGCGTCTTCTGCGCGACCGCCATGGCCATGGACTGGACCTTGGCAAGGGCCGTGCTGTTCGCCAGGGCCTTGAAAGCCGTGGCCAGCTTGGTGACGGTCAGGATTCCCTGCGCCAGCGTGTTGAAGCCGGAGAGGAAAGGCATCATCGACTGGACCGCCTGACCGAGCCTCTCTTTCATGTCTCCGAAGGAATTCGCAAGCTGCTGCATCCTGCCGGCAGGGGTCTGCGCCAGGGCTTCGTTCATCCCTCCGACGGACTCGCTTACTACGTCCACCAGGACGGCAGCACGCTCGGCTTCCGTACCGTACTGGAGGATATGTTTCTGGGCTTCGTCGAACTTGTATCCGTAGCGGGACAGGGCCTCGGTCTGGCCGTTCATCACCTTACCGAGCATCGTCGCTATCTGCGTGACGCTTTCGGCCGATGCCCCCAGGCCGTACTGCTGTGCGGCCATGTCGTTCATGACGGGGATGATGGCCTTCAGGGAGTCCGAATACTCCAGGTAGGTGGCCAGTTCCTGGGCGGCGGCCAACTGCACCTCGTCGCCGATAACACCAAGCCGCTGCTGGGCTGAACACAGGTCCTTGATGGATTGGACCTCGGCGTCCGTCGCCCCCATCGTATTCGACATGGCCTGCCCCAGGCGTGTCTCTGCAATGGACTGGGTGGCGGCTGCATCCGTCAGTCCCTTGAACAGATCGGTGAGCTGACCGAATGCCGAAGCAGCCGCTTCTGCTATCTGGGAGACGGAACCCAGCCTGACGATGCTCGTGTTCAGGCTGTCGGACTTGCCGGTTACCTCGTCAATGGCCTTCCCCAGGGATTCGGCGTCCACCGCCACTTCCTTGAGGTTGTCATTGATCTTGATCTTTATGTTGACCACCTGGCCCATCGGCTTGATTTTTGCTGTTATTTATGTTAAATTTGCAACAGCTATGATGGCGTTTGTTAATAATCTCGTCGAGTTGGTGAAGGCTGTCTGGAACCTGTTCTGCATGGCTCCCGTAACCGGTATCCTTCTGGTCATTGCCTTCGCCGTCATGGTTTTCTTTGCCTGCAGCTTCATCAAGGATGTCATCTGGACCGACAAGGGAGGTCCCATCATCCTCCGTTAGCGCGAAGCCTCAGGAGTTCCCGGAATGCCTCCGGGGTGCTGCCGCCTTTCGGGACGGCTTTCTTTTCGTCCTGGTCCCAGGGGAACGGAAGCAGTTGCTTCGCGCTTTTCCGGGACCGGTAGATCGGAAGGATGAAGCCAACCAGCGTCCGTGTCTGTTCCCATCCCTCCCTGACCAGGCGTTTCTCACGCTCCGTCCAGCACTCATATATCCTGGTGAATTCCGAAGGGGTGCATCGTTCAAAGTCATCCAGACTCATCCCCACGCACCCCGTCGCAATTCCAAGCAGCGTCTCAACGTCCGGGGTTACTCCGTCTTTTTTTTTGCCTCATCCGTACCGGCCTCATCCTCCAGAAGTTTGAGCGATTCCGGATTCAGGTTGTCCGCGAAGTCTTCGAGGCCCATGTCGAAGGAGACCCCATCGGCAGCGCATGCGGACTTGACTACGCACCAGAGCAGGACTACCTGGTCGGCGATGTCCTTGGCGTCCTTGATGTCATAGCCGGCCTCACGCCGGAAACGGAGGATAGCCCCCATCGTCATGTAGCAGGGGTACTCCTTTCCCTTGATGATGATCCGCCTTTTCATTACAGACTGATCTTGGTGTCATCCACAGACACGGGACCGTTGTTGTCGAACGTGACGTCGTAGGTGGCGTCCTCGCCCGCAGGGGCAGTGTTCTCCAGGGAGGAGATCACGAAGGCGCCGGAGGCATACGGTTCAATGGAGGCATTCGCCTCGGCCGGGCGCTCGAAAAGCTCCAGCTCCACGTTATCACCGACAGCCCACTTTCCGAGGATGTGCTTGAATCCACCCTCATCCTCGGCGTAGAAGCAGAGACCGCTGCACTTCACCTGGACGGAAAGGCCCGTGATCCGCTTCTGCTTGTACAGGCTGGCAGCGGACCGGATCTCGCTTGCCGGCGGCTTCACGGCCACGTCCTTGGTCTCCGTGTTGAACGTGGCGGTATGGGTGGTGCAGTGGCCGATAGCTTTGCGGGCCACATTGTTCCCGGTACCAGTCTTGACATAGACCAAAAGGTCACTACCGTTTACGTAACTCATTTCAAATGGCTGATAAAAAGGTTTTAATTGCTGTTAAAAAGCCCCTCAAATAGGGCTTGAATAACCGGAAGGCTACCCAAAGGAGGGCTGCTCCTCCGCAGTACATCAGGGATTTCTGCCACCAGGGAAGGCCTTTCTTTGCGGCCGTTTCCTCTTTCCGGAGATCCTCTGATTCAGTCTTCGATTCCTCCGCCTCACGGACCGACTGGTCCACTTCCTTCCGGACGTAGTCCAGGCTGTCGGATTGGCTGATGGAATGGCTCTGCAGGTGCTCATCCCGCGTAGTTCTGGACCGGTTGTCCCGGTGCTCGGTCGTCCTGGAGAGAAGGTGGCCGGAAGTGTCGAACCGTTCGGTGACCGTCTCGACGGCTTCCGAATCCGTCCGCTCAGTCCTCCGGGACAAACTCGTCTCCAGGATCCTTATCTCCTCCCGGATGGAAAGGAGGTCCTCCCGGATCCTTGCGGACTCTTCTGCCACCGCCCTTGCCTCTTCCAGGGAGCGGATCTCTCGGCTCCGGATCCGCGTTGAGCTGCAACTCGCGAGACACAGGGCAGTTGTCAGAATGAGGGCAGGAAGGTATCTT